CGAATTTTGGAAATGGTGGATTTTAAGTATGGTTACAATTAATACTGTAATTAATTCTATCGTTTTTATTGTAGGTCGTAAGTTTAATGCTACTAGTCTATATAGGTTTAAAAATAGAAAAAAAATAGAGAAGAAATGAAGACATCAGAAATTTTAAATGAAGCAAAGAATCTCGTAGATGGGGATAGACATAAGGATTATGGGGATAAAACAGAGAACCATAATAATATAGCTAAACTTTGGTCAGCTTATTTAGATACAAAAGTAGAACCACATGATGTAGCAATTATGATGGCTTTATTGAAAATGGCTAGAACAAAATTAGGTGCTGTAAGTAAAGATACTTACATAGATATGGCTGCGTATGGTGCGATAGCCGGTGAAATACAATTTAAAAAGGAAAGTAATGAAACAGATAACAGTTGAACAATTAAATGCTCTGTTAAAATATCTAGGAACTAGACCTTATACTGAGGTTTTTAGTTTGATAACAATATTAACACAATTGCCAGATGTAGAGAAGAAAAATGGCAGAAAAGAAGATACCAAACAGTAATGAAGCAGTACTACAATTATTATATTTTGGAATTGATTCAAAGGGTAATTTTTTTTCGGAGAAATGGACTTGCCCACCAGAGGAGTTTCGTAAACACATGGATAAGTGGAACGATAATTACGTAGATACAATAAGGTACGAGAACGTGATAAAATATATAGATAATCTATTTGAACGAGATATTAAAGATGTTAGAGGATATTTAGGATGACAAAAACTATTGTAAATATAGTGCAAAATGATTCTGGCGGAACTAATCCAGATACCCACGCACATGAAGATAAAATTTGGGAATTAACTTTTGAGGATAATGATACAACAAATCTAACAAGAATGAAAATGATGGAATTGTTGACAAAGGGAACTGTACCTACAAAAACAGTACATTCATTTAGGAAATGGGAATTAACAACAACACATGGTGCTCATATTAGAACTTGGGTTGTTGTATATGATGATAAGTCTCATGTACAATTAACTAACACCGATTTTTATTCGCTGTTATCTAATGGTCATAAAAATAGAGGGGAAGAACCTAAGGTTGAAGAACCTAAGAAAGAAAGTAGTGCACCTGTTAATCCTGTATTGTTTCAAGAGAAAAAATCTTTAACAACTCCCGAAGAACGAGAGCAACTAAAAGAATTAAGGCAAGGATTAAGGGAAAATTATGTTCCTGTTTATGGTAAAAAGGTAGATACACTAACCAATTTAGAGGAAGAAGTTAGTTAGATAGAGGATTATTTGATTCTAATTTAATTTCTTCTATTTGTGTATTCTGTAATTCATTTTCTTTTAAAGCTATTGCAATTTGTTTAGATAGTTCTGATATTACACCTTCAATTGATTTAATAGTCTCACGAATTGGTGCTATAATAGGGTCTATAATAAAAGGTTCTGGTATATCAAGCATAGCCATTTCTTCTCTTATTTTTCCTATCTCTTTAAATACAGCAGTTAAATCAACAGGTTGTATTTTATCATCAACCTTTTTAATTCTATCAATTAAATCTACTTTATATTCATTAGCATACAACAATACTTCATCGAATTGTTCTGCTAATTCTTTATCTTTTTCTACTAGTGGTTGTAAATTTACTGGTGGTTCGTTTTCCAATGCAGAAAGTCTAGTATTGAACTCGCCCCACGCATAAAAACCTCCACCGATAGCTCCAATTACACCTACTAGTGCGGCATACGTGCTAAGTTTATCCATTATTTTCATTGTTTAAGTGCCTCCAGTTCAGCGATTAGTTTGTTTTTTTTATTGTTTATCTCTATTAATTTAACTCTGTGTACTTCCACAGCATCATTATCTGTGTAGGAATTTAGAGATGCTCCTACATATATCTCTCCAGAATAGGAAGATAAATCTATCTGTAAAAATAGCCCCGCATTCGCTTGTTCATATATATCCTTTGCAGAATAAAATGCTAAATCTTTATACGAATCGAGGCTATTACTTTTAAAAAATAAATCCTCTTTTGATAAGTTTTCAGTTGTTTCTTTTGTAACTTTAGCTATTTGTTTAGCTATTTTTTTTAAATTCTGTTTTAATTTGCTTTCTATTTTTGTAACATCTGTAACAATCCTGTCATCGGTGTCCACTTCTCGGTCTTCCGATTGTATATCATCTTGCTCTCCACTTTCTTCTGTCTGTACATCGGATTCCTCAGTTGTTTCGCTATCGGATTCCTCCTCTTGTGTATCTTCTTGTGGCTCTGGTTCATTTGTTGATTCATTATTTGCTACTTCTGTTTCTTCTTCTATCGTTTCAGCTTCTGGCTCAAGCTCCACTGTTTCTTCCTCAGTTTCAATAACCTCTGGTGTGCTTTCTTCAACTGTCTCGACTTCTTCAAACTCTTCTTCAAACTCTTCAAAAGATTCCGTAGTAGGTTCATCATTAAACTCCTCCTCGGTTATCTCCTCAAAAAACTCTTCGGCTGTTATGCCTTCGTCTTCTAGAAACTCCATGAACTCTTCTTCCATGCCAGTCTCTTCTAAAAATTCAGTAAAATCCTCCTCAAATTCTTCAGTAAATATTTCCTCCATCATTTCCATAGGTGGAGGTTCTAACATATAATTCTCTTCAAAAAATACCTCTTCTATCACAGGCATTTCTTCAAAAGTTTCAAACTCTTCAAATATTGGCGGCTGTTCAAAATCACCTATGTCAAACTCTTCCATTTCAAATTCTTCAAAGTACATATCTTCTTCCATCATATACTCGTCTTCAAAATAGAAATCAGTCCCTATCATATACTCATCTTCTTCCCAAGTATATGTATCTTCAAATACTATATCATCATTATACCAATCAAAATCTTCTGGAATATCTTCTATTATATCTACAATATCTTCAATAGATTCTTGAGTATCATCATCAATAGGACTATACTCTGTGTTATTATAAGTCATCGTTAAAGATGAACCTAATAAATTTGGGCCTTGTCTAGATTGATTAGTGTAGTTACTATCTGTACCTTGCCATGACCAATCTACTTTATTAGAACCAACACCTAAGTATATAATTCTATCATTGTATTGGCCACAATTTGCAGTTATACCTGTAGTAGTTGTACCCGGATATCCGTTACAGTTACCTTGAAATCCTGTAACCTCAGTTCTAGTTTGTGTTGTAGTAGATAATATATTACCACTAGAATCTTTTAATACAATAGTTGTAGTATGAGAATCATTACTACCACCTTTGGATTCACAGTTACCTTCCGTACTTTCACAATTTGCTACATCAATATAACTATTTAATGTAATGCCATTATCTAGCATTGATTGATTAATAGAATTATTTGTTAATGCTATATCATCAACACTAACTTTTGCAGTTCCTGTTACTTCAAAGTCACCGCCTACACTATATTTGTATCCACAGTTAGATTGATTAGTACAAGTAATATCAAAGCCATTAACTGTAGAGCCATTAGTAACATACCCAGAAGAATTAGCAGAATTAATTTGGTCTGTGCTACTAGAACCCCAGTCTACTCCATCACCAGAGTTAGGTAATAAATTACTTGTAGTTACTTCGGTGCTATTCGTGTATGTTGATAGGAGTAGGGTCAACAATAATGTCGGTATCCACAATCTCATCTACTTCCTCCTGCTCTTTTAGTGTAGCTAACTTTTTCTTTTGCTTCTCTATTTTTATAGCAAGTTCTTCTTGTTCTTTTTGTATTCTTATAGCTTCTAATCTTGCTTCTTCTTCCGCTATTTGTCTATCTATTCTAGCAATAGCTTCAGATTTTATTAAATAATCTTCATAGTCAGGTCTAAGTTCAGGATATTTATCCCACATTTCTTGAGCATCTTTACCTATTTTACCATTCCACGGGCATGGAGTTCCCGCACTTTGCATTGCGGCATGAACACGAGAATCTTGACAAAGTATAGAAACAGCAGCCACTTTCATTCCATAATCATATAGAACTTTAGATAACTTTATGCGTTCACAATTTAAATCCCTGACGTGTTTGCCAACAGAAGCACCAAACCCCAAAGTAGAAACGGAACCACTAAGACCCATGCTACACACATCTTGAGACATCGAAGAGTAACTTGGTGAGTTTGCTGAGTTGACAGGTACGTCTGACCCATTGGTAGTTGTAGTATTTGTTGTTGTACTTGTTGTTGTGTTTGTTTGCCCATCATTATTATTTGTTGTTGTTGATGTATAGCCACCCGTTATCTGAGTGTTACTGCCTGAAGAATTTGTCTGGTCATTATCATCATTTGTTGAATCTGCTATAACAGGCTTTGCCCATACAGCTAGTAATATTAATATCATTAACAATATAAAATTGTTTAGCACCCACTTCATTTACTTCTCCCTAGTATTAATATTTATCTTCTATAATTTTATAAATTTTTAAGTTACCTTCTGAATCGGGTCTAAGTTCTGCCTTGACTCGACCACATTCATACCGAATAGTATTAACTCTATTATCCGATAAATTTCTTTCAGCTTCTCTTTTAGCTTTTAAGCAATGAGATAAACCATCAGTTATCATGTGACCATCCAATGACCCATTAACAAACATACATAAACTAAACACATATTCTATTATCATTTAAAGACTTCCATTTTTATTTTCTCTTACTTTATCTTTTAATTTTTCTACATCCTCTTGTAATTTTAAAACTTGTGTTTTTAGAAAATCAATATTTACAGTATTGCTCATCATTGATTCCATTTCTGTTTGCATAACTTCTACTTGTGATGCCATAAATTCTATTAACATATACTGTTCAGAATCAGCAGGTAAACTACCCATTTCACCTCTAGGCCACTTAATTCTAAATTCTGTATTCTTTTCTAAATCTTTTTCTGCTAATACTAATGAGGTTTCTATGGTTGTAATTCTTGATACCACTCCAAAATAAGCCCACACTCCCACTGCTACTGCTGCTATAATACTTAGCAGGTTTCGAACAGGCATTGCTACACTTGTGCTATCACTTAATTTCATTTTTTGTTCTTTCCTCTTTTTGTTTTAAAGATTCTTTCATAGATATATCTAAAACTTCTTGTTCTTTTTTTATGTGAGTATAAAAATCATTTACAACAGGATTATTTTTTTTCATAGCTCTGTTGCGTTTTGTTAAAAACCATTTATATTTTTTATTAGCCACTACTTTTTAACTAGACTTCCACCAAAGTACAATCCAATGATTGATGCCATTAAATGTGTATCCATTGGTGTTATTACAACACCTGCATACTGTCTATCAACAAGCATTTCTTTTTGTTCAATTAAGAACAAGAAACCTCTACTAAATTCTGTCCATGTTAAAAAGACACTTGTATCAAAAAATACAGGT